GTATATCCGCACTAAAATTGATGACCTTAAAGAACAAGCTCTTACAGAACTCTCCGAGGAGAGCGAAGTCTATCGAAATGCTAGACTATTCGAATCTGTAAGAACTCTCATGTCCCTTGAGCTAAACACCGACGACCAAGACAACGCTCTTTCTGAAATGACAGGCCAGTATGGCGAACTTCAGGAAGAGTTTGACGTTCTAAACAACCAGCTTGCGAGCCTAGTTGAAGAGAACCAGCGTCTTGAGAACACGGTCAGAGTTATGGACAAGAAAGTTTCTATTGCTGAGAGCACTGCCTCTGAGCTTGAGACTGCAAAAGCACAGCTTCTGTAAGAAGTTGAGAATCTTGAAGCCGCGAAGGACGAAGCATTCGTCTCTTCAGAGAAAGCGGTAGTTGTTTCCAAAGCGGATTTGGAAATCAACGAAGAAAGGACTCAAACAAATAAAAGCAATGAGTTCCTAACTGATGAGGTCATGAAATTCATGCCCTTTACCTCCCAATCCTAAGGATTAATTATTATGGATATTATGCATCAAACGGATGAAAAGCTTGTCCAGAAGTGGGAGCCTGTCCTTGAGGGCGTAGATAGCGAGTACACTCGTCGCGTTACCGCTCAACTTCTTGAGAACCAAGCGAAATCAATTGTTGAAGAGCGCATCTCAGAAAACCTCTCTACAGGCGCTACAACTACGGGCCAGCTTGGCACTTTCCAAAAGTTCGCTTTCCCTCTCGTTCGTCGGGTTTACCCGCAGCTTCTTGCTAACAGCCTAGTTGGCGTCCAGCCCATGCAGGGTCCAGTTTCTCAGGTATTCTACCTCGGTAACGACCGCGTATACGGTAACGCTGTTCAGACTGTCTACAGTAAGTACAACATGACCTACAGAGGTCTTTACAACTCCACCATCGGTTCTACCTCTTCTACGAATAGCACCGACAAAGGAACCTTTGGTCCCCACGCCGCTACTTCTGGTGGCCTTGACGGTGACTCTGCTAAAACTGGCTTCGACGTTTCTAACGTCCTTTTCACTGCTGGTGGTAGCTCTCTTTCGGGTAACGGCGCTCCGTCTGGCACAATGGGTGGTCAGATTGGTGCTTGGCCTAACTCCTCGGTTCTCATGGGTTGGCAGCTTTCCGCTGGTGAGCGTCTAACTGGTACGGGCATCCCCGAGATGACCTTCCACATCGAGCAGGAGGCGGTCGTCGCTAACACTCGTAAGATGCGTGCGCTTTGGACTCTTGAGGCTTCTCAAGATCTCAAGGCTTATCACAACCTTGACCTTGAGCGTGAGCTTACTGACCTTCTTAGCAAGGAGCTTCAGCTTGAGATCGACCGTGAGCTTATTGAAGACCTTCGCATGATTGGTTACGGGTTCCGTAACAAGTCTGCCACGCAGCTTGGTGGTGTTGATCAGCGTCTCATGGACAACGATTACATCAGCATGGGTGACTCCGCTGGCGGTCGCTTCCCCGGCCTTGATGGTGCTGCCGATGCGGGTACTTTTGTTCCCAACCAGTTCACCTATGACTTCAACGGCACAGGCGCGGGTCTTACGGAGTTCGCTGGAAACAACCTCAACGGCTCTAACGTCTTTGTTGTTGATTTCACGCAGGGCGCGGCATCGGAACTTTATCCTCGTCACGTTGGCGAAGTGTACTCTAACCTTCTTGCGGTTATCAACATTGCCTCGCAGGATATCTACCGCACCACCATGCGTGGGCCGGGTAGCTGGCTTCTTACCTCTCCTCTAATGGCTGCTCTCATGGAGAGTGCTGCCAAGCTTGAGGGTGGTATTGCTCCTGCTGATGGGCCTACTAACGTCGGTCGTAACAGCATTGAGTACAAAGGTAAGTTCATGGGTCGCTATGATCTCTATGTTGACCCCATGTACCCGCAGGACGAAATCCTCATGGGTTACAAGGGTGCTAACGCGATGGACGCGGGCTATATTTACGCTCCGTACATCCCGCTCCAGCAGCTACCAACTGTCGTCGATCCTGAGTCCTTCCAGCCGAGAAAAGGCTTACTTACTCGCTATGGTAAGGTCCAGATCGAGCCGAACAACCGCTTCTACCGGATCATTAGAGTAGTTGGTGCCGACTCTGGCTTCCTCTTCTCGCCGTTCGCTAGAAACACCGCTTCGTTAGGTGTTCCCGTAGCTAACCCCTGATTTAGGTAACTAAATAAAAAAAGAGGGCCAGAGGTTTTTTGTGCCTCTGGCCTTCTTTCTTTGCTATATAAATAAGACATGTATAAGTACAGAAGCAAGTGCAGGTGGAATATGCTTCTCCATATTGACGGGGAGATAGTAGAGATAAGACCTGGAGAGTTATTCAACTCTAAAGGGTTAGTTGAGTCCAGATACTTAGAGTTGATGGACCAACCAAAGAAGCCTAAGCGTGGCCCAAAGCCTAAAATAAAAGAAGAAGATGGCAGCGATTACAGTAGATCCTAAGTTACTTGGTTATGGCGATTCTTTCGGGACCTACGCTGGTAGGAACCTGGGGGATACGGATATTTATTCCACTGCCATAGATGGTTCAGAACTTAACAAGGGCCTGATGGCTGACCAAGTAGAGTTTAATACCTTTGAGCAGACCATCAAAGACTTTGTTCTTGCTCGTCTGGGTCATCCTATTGTAAGAGTAGAGCTTACAGACTTTCAAATAAAGACAGCTATTGATGAGTCCATCACTAACTTGGACTACCACGCTCCATTTTGGAACACACAAATCGCTACGTTTCAAACCACACCAAACGTAAACACTTACGTTCTCCCTACACACATAGCTAACAATCTTAGCTACTGCGCGTACAAGAAATCTCTACTCAGTATTCAGCCACAGAACGGCACGCTAGAGTTTGATTTCTTTATTAAGTATTTCCAAGACAACTTCGTCTTCAGTGATTTCTCCATGTCTGATTTCTATCTACTTCAGACTCACTTGGAGATGACGAGAAAGATACTCAGCCAAGAGGGGTCCTGGGATATTATCAACGGTAATGTCCTTCAGCTATACCCTGTGCCTGCGCTAAGTGAGCCAGTTATCCTAGTATACCGTGGCCTTGACACAGGGACCATGCATCCATACTACAAGAATTGGCTACAAAGATACGCTCTAGCAGTTTCTAGAGGCATTCTCGGAGAGATCCGAGGCAAATATTCTTCGCTACCATCACCAGGAGGTGGAGCGAGCTTGAACGGAGCAGCACTCATACAACAGAGTGATCAAGAAAAAGAAAAGCTCAAAGAAGAACTTCTATCTGAGATAGAGGAACCACCAGTATTCACACTATTCTAATGGAAAATAAAACAGTATATCACGACATGGGTTATCTAATGGCCGAATCTCTTGGTCTTGTCTCTGAGGGTAAGTTTGATTATATGCAAGACACACCTGAAGGTGAAGCTAAGACTAAGGAAGCTCAAAAAGCTGCTGCTAGGAGGGAAACTGCGGAGCAACGAAAGGCTATTGCTGCTGCCGTAAATAAGAGGGGTGGAAGTAGCTCAAAAACTACCACAACCACACCGAGGCCCGCAAGCGAAGCTGATCCCGATACCCCAGGACAAAGAGCGGTAGCTAAACGATACAGAAGAAGCTCTACAGCATGAGCAACAAGAACTACAAGGTAACGACTAAGCTACCAGCACTGCCAGACATTGATACGGATGACAGTGCGCTTAGTCTATTTGATCAGGACAACCCTGACATCAACCTGTTCAACCTTGTAGATGATGAGATGATTCGTCT